GTAGCCCATTGCGGTGAGTCGTTCATAAAGAACAGCCTGTGACATTTCGTAGTCCATGTAGAGGACGTTGGTTGGTGGTTTGGGTTCGGCGAAGATTTCTTTGCCTGTGGCGAGCGCGGCCGCGATATACAAGGCGAGTAGTGATTTGCCTGTTCCGCCTGGTGCGAAGATGACTACGAGTTGGTTGCGTGGGATGATGGGTTCGATGAGCCAGTCTTCGGCTGGGAATGATTGGTTCCAGAAGTCTTGCCAGTTGATGAGGATGTTGTCGGTTTTGGTTGGTTGCTCTACTGGTACCAACGCTTTGCCTTCTTGTAGGAGTTTCTTGGCGAACGCTGAGCGGTCGTTGTTGTGGTGCATGGCGGCTGTGTAGCCAAACCGTGTGTATGCGCCCGCAGGAAGGTTTTGGATGCTTGTGGTGAACACTTTGATGATGTCTCGACCTTGCCAACCTGTGGTTGCGCTGGTGCCTTCTCTGATGTCTTTGCCTGGTCTTACCCAGTGTGTTTCGCCTGTGTGGTCGGTGTGGGCCTGTGTCCACCCATCTGCTTTCAGTAGTTGATGCCAGGTTGTTGCGGCACAGTAGCGCGAGGCTGGTCCGTCTTCTTCGAGCAGTAGCGACGGTGCTGTGGCTTGTGTGGTTGGTGTGGTTGGTTCGGCTTTCGCTGTGAGTAGTAGCACCATCCACAGTGGCATGTCAGCTGGTTTCTGATCGGCGATGGAGCGGTCTTCAACCCATTGATATTCTTTGCCGTTCGGATGAACTGTCGGTGGTGCGAGTACCTGTCCGCCTATGCCTCGGATGTCTATGCCTTGGCCGAGTCTGCCTGATGCTTCGTTACGGATCGGTTGATCGGTTAAGAAGTAGATGTGTCGTCCGCCGGAGCCTGTGATGACTTCGAGTGTGTCTGGCAGTTTGCCGTGTAACTGTTCCAGGTCGGCGAGCGTGTCCGAGCCACGGTACTGTTCACGGTCATCGATGTCTACGACAATGAGATATCGGTTGCGGCATTCGCCTGTGGCGATGCCGAGTCCGCAGTCTTTGAATTGTCCTTCGAACCATTGTCGGATTGTGGTTGGGTCGGTTGTTGCAGCGTTCTGCCAGCCCGACATTGGTGGACGTTTCTCACCTTGTTTGATTGGTATGACGCGGACACCTTTTGTGGCGTACGCGAGTGCAGTGTTTAACACATTCATGATTCTCCTTTTGTGCAGGTGAGTCTAGTGAGACCGTCTGCGTTCACTTCATTTGTTTGTGGATGTTGCCGAGTATGTCGGCAGGCATTTTTCGGCCGCGTAACTGGTAGAGGAACTCGACGAACGCGACTTCGTCTATCTGTTCACATGATTTGAACTGGTAGGTGAACATGAATCGGCTGGCGTGTTCGTTGAGTGGCCAGATCACGAAGTATGGTTTGGAGTTGTCGGCGACTTCACCCCACCATCCGTCCTGATTTGAGTGACCGTACTGCACGATGAACGCTGGTATCTCCGCCAAGTTGCCGAGGTTGCACAAAGTTTTCGCACCAACATTCGTGAGGTCGATTGTTGCGTGTTCATGTTTGTAGTCGATGATTGCTTTCGGTACACATTTGTCGTATTCGACTAGTAGGAAGTCGATGTCCATCGCTGGTGCGTTGTAACCCCACGTCCGATGTCTGCCTGATAGCCAGGCGTCCCGTTTGAAGTGTTGTTCATTGGATGTCATTGTTGCTCCTCATTTTGGTCGGGTTGTTGCCATCGGATCGGTGGGTTCTGCCGTGTGCACGGGTGTCTGCCACGCTTTTTCGGCTTTGACTCTGGCGAGTTGCCGACTTTGACACCTGAATACATGATGCCGTTGCGTAGTAGTTCGTGGTATGTGAGTGCTTCGAATGTGCGATCCATTCCGCCTTGGATTAGTGCGTCGGCTAACAGGTCGCAGCATTGCCGTTCGTTTTGTAGTTCGGATGTGAGTCTGATGAATGCTTCTTTTTCTTGTTTGTTCATGTGCAGGTCTCCTAGTTTGTTAGTCGTCTTCTAATAGTTGTCTTGCTATCCTCAACTTCTCCGCAGCCGAAGCTGATTCGAGTAATCCGATCGTAGTAGATGTCACCTGCTCAGGCGGGCATATCGTAAAAAACTTTTGCTCAGTCGTCACATAGTTCTGGATCGTGGCGACCAGCACATACGCGGTGCAAACATTGTCGGCATCTACCTGTGACTCGATGAAGTATTTGATTCGGTCATCTAGTGGATCTTCGTCCTCATTCATCGTCGTCCTCCAGTTTCTCGCCGCACACAGGTTTGCGTGGCAGGATGCGGTTCGGTAGGCAGGCGCAGAGTCGGGCTTCCATTATCGTTCCGCCACTGTGCGCGGGTATGGTAGGTCGTTGTAGGCCTGGTTGAGTAGGCCGAGGTAGCCGAGTGCGTCAGCGAGCGAGTCGTGGTGTAGACGGTTCTTGTCGAGGTTGGTGCGGAGTCTTGCCATTTTGACTGAGACCATGAACAGGAGTGCGTCGGCGAGGCTGAGTTTGATGCCGGTTAAGCCTTCGAAGATGGCTATCACTTTGCTGTAATCGTCGACCACGTTGCCATAGTCGTTGTTCCGTGGTCCTGTGACGAGCTGGTGTGCTTCGAGGAGTATGTCTGCTCCAACTGATTCTGTTTTCATTTTGTCTCCTTTGCGTGGTTGATTCTTGCGTTAGCGATCTCAGCGTATTCGGCTGATTGTTCTATACCGATGAAGGTGAAGCCTTCTAATGTTGCGGCTTTACCTGTTGAACCTGATCCTAGGAATGGGTCGAGGACTGTGCCGTTCGGTGGGGTTATGAGTCTGCACAGGTAGCGCATCAAGTCTGTTGGCTTGACTGTCGGATGGTGGTTGAGTTTTGGTGTGTTGCTTCGGTTTCTTGGGTTGTCGCCACCTATGCCGTCAGAGATGATGCGATCTGCTTCACGCTTTTCAGCAAATCCGTCTAAGCCTTCGTTGCGATCCTTCTTACTGGCTTTCGCACAATAAAAAAACCGTGCAGCCGAACCACTTTCGCTTCTCTGATTAGTGCTAACAAGATTTTTATTACCTGATACAAACGGCGAACGATTGGGTCGCTGAGTTCTTACACCCCACGAACCCGCCGTGTCAGGGAATAGTTCTAGTACTTCGTCTGAGCCGTCGTGGATAAAGTTTGCAGGAAACCTGCCTAGCACTGAACCGTCACCACCCATTTTTGCACCCTTGCCGAAAGGTGCGCTTGTGTTTTCAACAAAAGATGGTTTGCGAGCAGTTGTGTGACCATCACTTGATTTTACTCGGCATCCGTCTATGTTGATACCGCCAACACCGTGGGTTAGGACGTTGTTTGCTACTGTGCCGTCAAGCGGTTTGCGTGCCAACACAATCGGTTCGTGAGCAGGTTTGAGTGCTGTTCCCCAACCATCCCACTCTTTAGCCTCAGCCGTAGATGCAGAATGTCTCATCTCATCACGACTAGCACCTTGGGTTTCTGGGTCACGCAAATCCCTATTTCCGTATTCACCCGCAACCTTGAAGGCTTTTCCTACCTTGACTGGCGCGCCAGCAGCCTTGTCAATCGCTTTACTGATGTTCAACGACTTCGGGAACCCTGAGCCGTACACCCACATAATTTGGTCACGAATCTGGAACCCTGCATCCTCGATAGCGACAGCAAGCCGATGATATGTGCGTGAACCACCAAAGGCGAGCAGATGACCACCTGGTTTCAATACTCGTAGACATTCCTGCCAGACGGTTACGTCGTAGGCGACACCGGTTGAATCCCAACTTTTACCCATGAATCCGAGTTCGTATGGTGGGTCGGTGATGATGGCGTCAACCGTGTTGTCTGCCATTGTTCGCATTACTTCTCGGCAGTCGCCAACGAGTACGGTCATTTTTCTTGAACGATTTCGTATTTGGATTGGCTGAATGCGAGGACTCGGCCGTTTGGTTCGATGCCGATCCATGTTGGTGCGTCTGGGTCACAGAGGCATCCTGCGATGCGTCGTGTGTCGAGTCGGACTTCACCGTCGCACAGTTGGCAGACGATGTATGTGTCGATGCCGATTGTGATCATACGCCGCACATCCCTTCGCACTCTTGGTCAAACAAACTGAACACACCTTTTTCTTCATCGGTTCGAAGGTCAACTTGGTCAAGCGGTTTCATGCTTGAATGCAAACCCGCCCAACCAAAACGATCAATCAGTCGTTGCTTTTGTCTTAAGGCATGGTCAAAGTCAATCGCATCTTGCCATTCTTTTGGATTGTTTTTTAGTTCTCGCCATTCATCGTTGCGTTTGAACGGGCATCCGATGCAGGCTGAGCGCGGTGGTTTGTCATAGCCATGCTTTTCGCACCAGGCCAAACAATCTTGCCTAGTGATTTTCATGTCAACAAGCGGATATTCGTTGCGCATCCAACTGAATGCTGGATCGCGCATGCGTTGTGATTCGTCGTAACTGATACCGATGATGGTCGTGATTCGATGTTCTTTGCATCGTTCACCTTTTTTTAGACCCGCAAGTTGTCTTTGCATTTTGTTCAACGGCTGTATTTTGTATTCATTGGTGCATTGTCGTTGCATCATAGATTTCTTGCCTTCTTTGTTCAGTGTGTAAAGAGGCATGGTTGCAAATCGTGTTTCGGATTCCATAAAGTCTTCTCGAATGTTGCCTGCTGTGACTAGGTAGAACGGCATATTGTTCTCTGCCATGAGTGCTTGCAGTTTGGTTAGATGGGTATAGACGGCGGCTGGTTCCCAGCCTGTGTCGGCAAAGATGACGGCGTCGGCTTTAGGTATCTCGCCGTGGATCATCATCAACAGTACGGCTGTGGATTGAACACCTGCACCAAGCGAAAGAACACGAATCGGATAGGTCACAGTTCGATGCCTTGTTGGAGGTGTATGCGGAGTCTGTCTAGTTGTCCGCCGAGTGATTTGATTCGGTCACGACACGCTTCAAGTTCGGTGTGTAGTGACTCTGCCGCGTCAACTGCGTTGTCACGTTGCTCGGTGACACGTTCAAGTGCGACTGATAGTTCTGCGACGCGGGTTTGTAGTTCGTTTATTTCTTGGCTCATCGCGAAAGTATCGCCGGTCATCTTTTGCTCCTTCTGTCTAGTTCTTGTTTGAGTGCTGCTATCACTTCGAATAGTCGGTCTTGATCTCCA